CCCTCATGGATGACATGGGACGTTTCCAAATCAACCTGGGGCGCATCAAGAACAATTGATTCCAGCCTGCTAACACTCTCAGCCGATGGCATCTTTGAGAATGCGTCATCGACAACAGACGGTGGCGCAAACATCCCGCTATAAGTGACGTTCACGCATTCACCCCTTCAGCGCCGGAAACGATGAGAGTCATCAGTTGATCTCACGGCCAGACATTCGAATCACCAAAGCCGATGCTGTGCCTGCCAATGTGCTGACAAAGTCCCCTGAAGCTAGGTATTGCCCTACGATTTCAGGAAATATCTCGGTTGATCCAGCCGCGACGCTCTTTTGGTATGTGATCGCATTCGATGCGCCTGCAACACCAGCACTTGGCACGATTCGGATAGTCAGCACTTCCGCAGAACCCGTGACATTTGTTGCCGTGAACTTGTCAATGATGGTCTTGACATTGGTTGCCGTGTATTGGGTCGTTTCGGCGTTTTCTGCGTACTTCGCCTGCAATAGTGGTTTAGCTGTGACAGTCATAGCAATCCTTGTTTCAAAGCCTCGACCTCGATAAGCAGCGCCTGCACTTGAGCCTCTAGGGCTTCAAGTCTTCCGCTTTGATCTTCAGTGGGCGTAAAAAAAACACCCGCGGGTGTTTGGTCTTGGTATTCGGCTTGCGCCTGCGATGGGGGGGCCTGGTTCAGCTCGTCCCTGATTCGATAGACATCTAGTTTTATTTCCTCAATGCCTGCGTCATCGTGTAGATCAGCAGCTAACTCGTTGTTTGTTTGACCATCGTCGCCACCGACACGAACAAACACTTGCTCGAAGAAGCGGTACCACTCACGAGTAATCACCCCGGTATTCGGGTCAACCAGTGGAACCCGTACCGGCTGTTTGTTGACGCTGCTCATACTTCGTCAATCACCGCAGAGAGCAAATCACAGGACACGTCATCAGTGACCCGGATGTGCCAAACGCGATCACGGGCAGCGCCGAGCATGTTTGCGCGCGCGCGGGCCTTGTGTTCGCCAATCTTTCCAAGACTCAGCAAACGCCAGTTGCCCCAAGTCTTTCCGCCATCATTGGAGTAGCGCAGCATCAATTTGGCTTCAGCGCCCAATGCGATGCCTTGACCTACTCCGCATTCGATTTGCAGCGAGCCAACACGACGACGAGCAAGGTTAGTCAGCGCAAAGTGAGGCGTGATTCGATCACGAACAAGCGTGTCGCCGTTGTTTGTGTTCTTCGTTGTGTCCAGCTCGTACAAGTTGCCGTCAGCATCGCCGACCACATGGCGGCCATAAACGAAGGCGTGGCAAGTGACGCGCCAGGGCTGATAGTCGCCCTCAACCAACTCGGCACGTTCATGCCAAAGCCCCGAGGTGACCTCATAGACCCAAGTGGTAGACAAGCCTGGAACGTTCAGCACATAGAACGTCAAGCCGTCTTGGTGGTACGTGAAAGCCGTCGCGCCTGACAAATCGGTGATCTGTTCAAGCAATTCCTCTAGCGCGTGGTTAGAGATGCGCTGAGGCTGATATGCCTGCATTGAGAACACAGCCGCCGCGCCTTGTTCATCACGACCAAGCCAGAACGCAACCCCGCCGATCTTTTGCAGCGAGTGAGTAGCAGCGCAGCCGATTTCGATGTTTGCGCCATCGTTGCGCGACAGAGGGAAATCAGCGCCACCTGCGTCGTACCAGACCTCACCCGTGTTTTGCTTGAGGATCAGCAATTCACGGTGTTTGACCAGCCAAGAAACGATGTTGCCGGTTGAGCCTTCAGCCGTTGCGAAGTCCAACGCATCAAGCGCTGTGAAATCCTGCGCTCCGCTCAAATAGAACTGCGCTGTGTCTGGCTCGGCGTAGATGCCAAAGCCGTCCAGCACATCAACACGGTTTGAGCCGCGCCAGTTTGTAGAGATAGACGACAGCGAACCAGCGTCCAAGTCATAGGCATACCCAAGTGCACCGCAAGCAATGGCAATCTGAGTTTGATTGACAGACAATCCGACAGGATCAGTGCCAGCGCTGATAGATCCCTTGCTTGTTGCAGACCAAGCACTAGATACCTGATACAGCGAACTACCGGCGACCGCATACAAGGCATCACGAGCCACAACCAGGCCACGCACAGCGCCGCCCAAGTTGCACAAGTAGCGCAAGCCAGGGATCTGCTTCAAATAGCCTTGATTGCCGCCCTTGCCGTTGCCTGACTCGATCACGACCGGGATGTAATTGACCGTGCGCTCGCAGTCTGCCTTGGTGAACTTCAGCGAGTACGAAGGGCCGATTAGGCTTAGTGATGGCATCAGTCTTCCACGCTAAAGCTAACTGGCGCAAAAGAGATTGAATACTCAAGCGCTCGTTCCCGCTTAACAGCCCAACGCTGCGCAATTTCTGCGCGCACATCTGGCGGGGTCGATGAGTACATCAAACTCAGTTCATTTGCTACGCCATACCCCAACGGGTTGATCCAGTGTTGCGGGACATTTGGGGCAGAACCCGCAACTGAGTCATCAATGATCTTTTGATACTGAATTGTCAGCGTTGGGGCGGTGGTTGGCGTTGGGTACAGCCAAACATACTTGTCGGGGCTCACATAGATGTGAGTTGGATCACCCGTTGCCAGCGAGCGGCCTGGATTTTCTACCCATTGCGCATGCGTCAACTCTGTCAGCCTTGCCTTGTTTCCGCTCGATGTAATCCAGATCGAAGGGAAGGCAAAGTAGTCAGCAGGCAGCGCAATCGTTTGACCGCTCACCCATGTAAACGCCGTTTCGCTTGACAGCTTCGGCCATGAGTAGCCATGCAAAGGCAACTCTTTGAGAACCGAGTCAAGCGCACGAAGGGCAATCGCCAACTCTTCGCCGCCAATGCTCTCCGTTGGGTCAAGAACGCCAAGGTGCAACATTGCATCCGAGCAAATCTCGGTTGCTGTCTCGGTCCAACTTGTAGTCATTACAGTGGCTCAACTGTGTAGTTGAATTGAGGAATGCGGATGTCTTTTCGCTTGCCGCTTTCGTCTTGCACTTGAGTGGTGATCACTGCATCACGAACAACGCCGAGAAAGTTCTCGTCAATCGTTGTTTCAACGTTGCGTTTGTAGACGTTCAGCACGAAGTTATGGACCACCTCGACGTCATGGCCTTCACCATGAAAAGTGATCTTGTATTGCTTGAGCTTCTTTGCCTTGGCTTCTGGCTTTGCTTCTTGAACTTCACTCATTTGCGTCTCTCCATGAAAAAAGCCCGCTTGTTAGGCGGGCTTGTTGTTAATCGATACGGCCATTAGGCGTAGGCTTCCCAATAGAACGTCTTCGATGCCGGGATGGTGGTTGCTGTAACTGTAAAAGTGTTGCCAGCCACAGCGATACCGTTGGTGGTTTCAAGCGTCACCGTGCCCGCTGCAACTGTGTGCAAAGACGATGCAGAAGCCATGCCTTCAAACCATTCATCTTGGATGCGGTCTGTCAGGTTGACAAAACGAACCTTGCGAGGAGCAAAGCCAAGCGTGAAGGTTGTTGCAGCAGCTGCGCCGCCATCAGTCACAACCTTGCCAACTGCAAAGTTGCTAACGCCGTTAGCGTTAGATTGGGTGTTTGTGGTCAATGCCATGTCAGTTCCTTGATTGAAAAGGCCCGCGCTAAGGCGGGCCGTTTACTTAGGCAGATGCCAACGATTCCAGACGAATCATCCATGTCTGATTCAGAATGGTGGTGATGGTCGTGGCCTTCCAGCCGACAGTCGAGCGCTGCTCCAGAGGGTCAGCAGTACCAGCAGAACCCAATGCCTTGACATAGGTGTTCATGGCATTGCCAGACAAAGGAGACAGGCCGTAGGCTTCAGCGCCAAAGATCAGCGTTGCATAAACGTCGTTCTTGGTGACGCCCTTGTAGCCAACGGTCAATGCGGTAGTTGCATCAGTCCAAATCTTGGCGTTGGTGCTGGTCACAAAGCGGATGTTCTTGTAAGCGCCGATCTCGTCTTCAATCACACCCATTTGAGCGGGGTAGTCAGACACTGGCTTGAAGCCGCTGATTGCTTCCAGATCGTATTCAACATCGGGGTGGACAATGGCGATGTAAGCCTTGCGGATTGCGCCAGTGCCAACACCATCAGAAGGAGGGATGCCTTCCTTCATGAACTTGGCGTTTTGGCCCTTCAGGTAGCGAATGGCCTTGTCCAAATCTGGGCCGGTGATCTTGTTGACCAGAGCCAAACGGTTAGCCACGCCGGAAGCGTAGGCACCGTTAGAGCCAGCAACCAACACATCACGACGCACTTGGTCGATGGTGGTGCCCGCTTGGTCACCCAACACGTC